AGGATCCGAAAATGCCGTCTGTTGGGACAGTCTTAAACTATGCGATGCTGCGCAAAGGCGATGGGGAAAAGTGGGTTGACCGATTCGCTGCAGCATATCAAATTGCTAAACAGATTCGCGCTGAAGCCTGGGCCGATGAATTGGTTGGGATAGCAGACAGCACATTGGCATGCTCAGATGACGTCTCTCGTAACAAGCTGCGAGTTGACACGCGAAAATGGCTGTTGAGCAAACTTCTAAGTAATCAATATGGCGAAAAAGCAAAGCACGAAATCACAGGCGCAAACGGTGGACCTGTAAAGACAGAGAACACTGTTCTTGTTTATTTGCCAGACAATAACAGAGCCTATGAGACGATTGACCAGGAAGAGGATGAAGAAGATGTGTGAGTTCTGGGATTGTGGGTGGTGTTATGCAATCGAGCGGGTGCCAAACAACAGCCAGGGAGGGCAGTGTACTAAGCCAAAAGAATGCCCGCAGTACAAACTAATTCCAATTAAGGTGTTGCATTAACCTAATAACTCATATATATTAGTGTTTCAGTAATGCAATTCAAACGGAGTTACCGATGAGAGCAGTTGACATACGAGTCAAGAACCTTAACGCGCGGAATGCTGTCAATATCATGCACACTCCGACAGGCATCCAGTTCAACGGGTTCAGTGACAAATCACGCGAAGATGCACGGCAAATCGCTATGGCAGGGCTTCGAAAGGCAGTAGCTAAACACAACAAAGTGAAGGGTTAAATTAATATGATTAAGTCATTTATTGAGAGCAGTGCAGAGAAGTTTATCAAAATTGAGTCAGAGTTCGCGGCACTTGAAGATGAGCTTTTCAGGGCCGGCTATGCACGCGGCTATGAAGATCTCGAAGGCGGTGCAGATCATTACGAAACTGAGCAAGCGCTTGATGAGGTGGGTGATGCTAGTGACTACTGCAACGGCTACCGCGCAGCAATTCTCGACTGGAGGGCACTCTCATGATCTGTCAATTCGGTAAAATCAGTAAGTTTTCAGAAGGCTTCGAAGATGCGTATCAGAGCCTGGAATTGGGTGCAGATAGCAAAGAACTCGACGCTATGCAAGTTGGTCGTTCGAATGACGAAAGCTACTGCCGGGGCTTCAAAGCGGGCATTATTGAATGGAGCAAAGACAACTGATTGAGGGGGAAAAGCACGTGAAGGCCGCCGGAATAAAAAAAGCGGTACGCGCGTGCGATTGGTTCTAGCTATCGTGAATGGCGTTTTGATAGGGCCTGGCTACCGTGATCGATGGTAGAGTTAGGCTATCGAGTAGTGGGGTGCTGGTAGAGTTTTGCTATCGCGCCCCGATAAGTTAGGGCATTGGTTTTGGCAAAGTACCTGGTTCGATTCCGGGCCGGCGGTAGCACGCAGGTGCAGCGGTTGCAATTAAGACTTATGAGTGCGGGTTCGATTCCCGTCGCCAGTGTCCTAACTTATTACACTATTGTAACCTTTACCGGATAGGCTACATTAAACTACTGTAATCTTAAAGTGTTGCATTAAGCCAATAAGCATGTATAGTTCTGGCATCAACTCAAATAAAAGGCACCGACATGAAGCATTTGATAATCGCAATCCTCGCAGTCATGATGATCGCCGGCAGCGAAATGGCACACAGCAGCGGGCTCAGCGGCTTAATGGCAGCAGTCGAGCAGAGCATGCCTATCCTGGAGCGCTTAGCCTCAGCCGATGAGACTGACCTGGCCGTGCATTGCGCCGGCAATCATGAATGTGTCGAGGGAATGCGCAGGGACGTCAAGGTTCTAGGGCAGGCTCTGGACCTGCTCAACGGCCAGGCATCGGCGTTCCAAGGCAACCGGGTGGCAGTCGAATACAATGAGCGGCTTCTCTCTATAGCTGAGTGATTGCCGGTGAGGTAGTTTAAGAACCCCGTCCAGAGATGCGCGGGGTTTTTGCTTTGTGCACTTGTGCAATCGTGCAAAATGCGCCGTGATTTGTGCACTTAGCTAAGTCATTGATATTAAAGGGCTTGTGCAATGTGCAATCTGCCCCTTTTTGAAGTGCACACGCTAAGTCATTGATATGAAAGGGCTTGTGCAGTTTGTGCAGCTTGTGCACTTGTTTTGCAGGGATGTGCACTTGTGCATTTTGTTTTGACCAACTCTTTCTTTCTTTCATTAAAATATATATGTATATATGAACTAAATTGGCATTGCTTCACGGACTATCGCATTGTGCACAACCGAATGCACAAAGTGCACACGTATAAAAACCCCAATGAATTCATGGCTTTACGTTGTGCACTAGGTGCACACCCCAAATTGCACATTGCACAAACCCTTTAGAATCAACCACTTAGCTTTTTAGTGTGTGCATTACGTGCCTGTAATGAAATAGGTGTTGCAGTAAACCAATAAGCGAGTATAGTCAGTTACATCACACACGCACACAGAAAGAGAACAAGAGCATGAACATCGACACACTGAAGTTCCACGACATCGACATCTTGAAGCACGATCGCTTGTATGGCCCAGACCATGCTGAAGGCGAATGCGATACTGTTGCTGTCTGCCAGATCACCCTGATCGATGAAAAGTGCAACACGGTCAGCTTCTTTGCTACTTACAGCGCACTGAATCACGATGATATGCTTGCTTGCATGGAGATTGGCTACAAGGTTGACCGCAACGAATACCCAGACGTGCTCGTTAATGGCCTTCCAGTGCACAACAAATACGCCCTGGGCGAATGGCGCTTGCACTTGGACTTGAACAACGTTTGCCGGTGGCAGCTCGTAGGCTCAATGATGTTGTTGCGCCGTTCAGTTGATGAGATCAAAGAATATAAAGCAGCTTAATCCAACCCACGGGGGCGTTTAGCCCCTACAAAAACGAAGGTAACACAATGCAAAACGTTAACGAATTGACTGAGAAGTTCACGCTCGCAGAGATCGAGATCCGCCAGCATGCAGTTCGCCCCTTGCTCGGAGGTGGTATGAAGACCTGCGCGTTCGGCTTGATGACTTTCCGACTGATCGAGGCGCCAGAAGTTATTTTGTCATTCCCGGTTTTCGCAGAGTCCGACATTCACAGTAACACTTGCAAGCCCGTTGAGATCCGCTATGACGTTAAGATCGCAGCCCATGCATCACGTGAGCTGTTCATCGGAGTGCTCACTAACAGCGTTGTAGACGCCGATGATACCTGTCAATATATTGACGCTAACATCCGCTTTGAGCAGTTCTTCGAGGCAGAGCTCCGAGCAGTTGATTTTATTCCACTTGAAGTGCAGAACATCATTGACATCGAACCTGGTATTGACTTAATCTAACAACTCACACAGGGGCTCGAACAATCGGGCCTCAAATTACATCAAAAAGGCATTACAATGGAAAACATCTTTAAGAAGCTTTACGCCGTCGACTGCAGCTCAAACGTCGAGCACAAATCCGGCTTCAGCTATCTGTCTTGGCCGTTTGCTGTTGCTCAGATCCGCGCAAACGCTCCGGATACCACCTGGGAAGTCATTCGCTTCGACGGAATGCCATTCCTGAAGACCGAGTGCGGCTTCTTTGTTGAAGTTGCTGTTACGGTTGCTGGCATCACGTTGTCACAGATCCATCCCGTGCTCGATCACAAAAACAAGCCGATCGATTTGCCAAACGCGTTTCACATCAATACGAGCATTCAGCGCTGTATGGTTAAGGCAATGGCGCTTCATGGCCTGGGTCTTAGCATCTATGCAGGTGAAGACATTCCCGATGCCGGTATGCTTGGACCCACGTTCATCGATGCAAGCAGTGTTGCAGAGATCAAGACGCTGATCGGCAAGACCGGTTCCGATATTGTCAGCTTCTTAGCTTACATCAACGCGCCGTGCGTTGAGCAGATCCAAGTCGGCGCTCAGTATAGCAACGCAATCACAGCACTGAAGTCAAAGCTTGCAAAAGTCGAGGCAGCTGCAACAGCTAAGAGCAAGCTCGTAGAAGAAGCAAAGCAGGAAGAAGCAGAATCAGAGCAAGATGCAGTTATCGAGCAGCCTGATGCACATGAACAGCATATCCAGGAACCTGAGCCAGAACAGACAGAACAGCCAGGCTTTGCAGAGCCCAAAGGTGCAACAGCAGTGGCAGGTGCCGGCACTAAGTCACGCAGACGTCGCACTTAATATAATAACCTGATACAATCCCCTGCTTTAACCCAGGGGATTTTTTTTATGCCAATCATTAAGCCACAACCAGGACCGCAGGAAGCCTTTATGAGCTCGCAGGCTGACATAGTAATCTATGGTGGCGCTGCTGGTGGCGGAAAGACGTTCGCGATCCTGATGGAAGCGATACGGCACATGAATAACAAAGCATTCCGCTGCGCAATTTTCCGACGCACTTACACTGAAATAAAACAGCCAGGCGGGCTATGGGATGACGCGTGTTTGCTTTATCCTATGTTGGGCGGAAAATCAAAATCATCAGATACTTTGAGCTGGACTTTTCCATCGGGTATGCAAGTTACTTTTAATTACCTGCAATCTGACACCGATCTGCAAAAGTATCAAGGCTCTCAGATTCCGTTGATTATGTTCGACGAAGTTACTCACTTCAGCGAAAGACAATTTTTCTACATGCTGTCGCGTGTACGCTCAACATCTGGTGTCAAAGGTTACATCAGAGCAACCTGCAACCCTGACCCGGATTCGTGGGTGGCCGCTTTTATAGACTGGTGGATCCGTGATGATGGCTACCCTGATGCTACGCGCGCGGGGATTGTTCGTTGGTTCGTGCGCAAGGGTGACGATTTAATATGGGGTGATTCACGTGCTGAGCTTGTAGAAATTTATGGACCAGAGACCCGCCCAAAATCAGTGACGTTTATCCCTGCAACGCTTTCCGATAACAAAATTTTGATGGAAAAAGATCCAGAATACGAATCTAATCTTGATGCGCTCCCTCTTGTTGAGAGAGCTCAGCTTAAAGGCGGCAACTGGAAGATAAAGCCATCTGCTGGAACATACTTTAAGATTGATGACTTTCTCTACTGTAATTCGCATGAAGTACCGAAAATTAAGAGGAAAGTTCGCTACTGGGACCGTGCAGCAACAGAGCCAAGTGCTACCAACAAAAATCCAGATTGGACTGTCGGTGTGCTTATGGGTATCTGCGAACTCGGACGGCCATACGTGCTACACGTTGAGAGATTCCGCCAGGGCCCCGCAGGTGTAGTGAGGATAATAAAAGCAACTGCAGAGCGTGATGGAACTGGTGTAGAGATCGGGATAGAGCAAGACCCAGGCTCTGCCGGCAAGTCAGAAGCGCAAAGCTTAATCTCAGCACTTTCTGGTTACCGATGCAAAGCAGTGCGAGCTGATAAGAAGAAAGTAATCCGAGCTCTTCCGTACTCTGCCCAGGTGCAAGCCGGCAACGTGACAATCGTTCGCGCTGCTTGGAACAATTCCTATGGCCGGGAGCTGGAATCGTTTGATGGTACTGAGCGCGGAAAAGATGACCAGGTAGATGCAAGTTCAGGTGCGTTTAACTTTATTCATGTAAAGAAAAAGAAAGCCTTGATAGGACGCGCTTGATAAACTACTATAATAGCGCGTTGATAAGATTGTCACGCATCACACAAACATAACAGAGAACATAAAATGGAACAGCGTACACCGGAATGGTTTGAAGCACGCCGCGGCAGGATCACAGCATCAATCGCTGGCGCACTGCTTGGCCTTGCACCATATATGACGAAAGAAGAAGCAACGCGCTCCTTTGTGCGTGCATTCCACGCGGCTGAGTCAGAGTTTACGGGCAACATTGCTACGGAATGGGGCGTAAATCACGAAGCCAAAGCTTTGCTGTCTTACTCTTTTGAGACTGACAACATTGTTGTGCCTTTCGGATTTATCAAGCTTGATGAGTGGGCTGGTATGAGCCCCGATGGCTTGATAGGTGAAGACGGTTTAGTCGAAGTCAAGTGCCCGTTTGGTTTACGCAATGATTCAGATCCAAAATTCAAAAGCATTATCGACGGCGATCTGCCACACTATTACGCTCAAGTTCAGTTCCAAATGTATGTCAGTGGCAGGAACTGGTGCGACTTCTATCAGTTCACGCCGTTTGGCACACGCTTGGAGCATGTCAAATACGATGAAGCCTGGATAGCTGAGCATCTGCAGCTTTTGGCTTACCAGTACGAATCCATGATATCTATCTGCAATGACAATAAGCTCAGCAAAGACTATCTGCAGCCTCTTGTAACTGTGATAACTGATGAGATCGCAGGATTCTTGATTGATGAGTATGATGCTCTTGCACGCACTGAAGCAGACATTAAAGTGCGACGCGCAGCGATCTTAAAAGAGCTTTCAGATATGTCGGGCGGAAAGAATGCTGATATTGATGGAAGAAAGCTGACAAACGTTACACGCGCTGGTAGCATAGCGTATGCGAAAGTTGTAAAAGAGTTTGTGCCAAAGGGCACGGATCTCGAAAAATATCGCGGAAAAGGTACGCAGTACTGGCAGCTCAAATAACTTAAAAAGTTGAGGGCCCGCAAAGGGCCTTTACTTTATAGCGAGGTATAAATATGTTCGGCGATCTGTTTAAGAAAAAAGTCGCACCGGTCAAAGTTAAGAAAATGATGAGCGGCGCACAGATGATGAATTTGTCGACATCCTCCGACTGGACAAACTACCAAGATAGGAAAGCTCTCGAAGAAGGCTATGAAGGGTGTTCCTGGGTTTACGCATGCGTGCGAAAGAAGCAGCAAGCGGCTGGGTCAGTGCCATTCATAGTGCAGAAGATGACACCGGACGGTTTTGTCAGAGATCCGCAAAGTCCGCTTCTAAAACTTTTGCAAACGCCTTGCCCTGGCATGACGTGCGGGCAACTTATACAAATTATCACTGCTCAGCTCGACATTGCCGGTGCATTCTATGCACGCGTAATTCGTGGCGGTCGAGGCGGTGTCTTGCCGCTGGAAATTTTCCCACTGGAAATCGGTACAGTAGTTCCACGAATACACAACTCAGAAATCACCGGCTGGACTTACACGCCCGTTGGCTTGCCGATGCAGCACTTGCAGGCGAACGAGATTCTTGCTATCCGACACACGCATCCGGACGGTGGCTATCGAGGTATGAGTGCAGTGCTTGCTGGTGGTAAAGCAATCGACATAGACAACGACGCTTCTGACTGGCAGAAAGTGACTATGCAAAACCGGGGTATTCCTGATGGCATCTTTACGCTGGAAGGTGATGTGGAAACCGAAGAGTGGGAAGAAGCACGCCGTCAAGTGCGAGAGCAGTATACAGGATTAAGCTCGGCGCGGGAGCCCTGGGTTCTTGCCAATGCTACATTCTCACAGATGAGCCAATCAATGGCTGACCTCGACTTTATGGAAGGCCGAAAGATGACGCGCTCAGAAATCTGTTCAGTGCTAGACGTTCCTGAGCCTCTGATTGGCATTTATGAAAATGCAACGCTTGCAAACATTGAAACAGCGCGAAAGATATTTTGGCGTGATACCCTAGTTCCTTTGATGACAGACATTGCAGAACAGCTGACTGGTTTCTTTGCAGACGGAAGCAGTGTGCGAATTCGCTTTGACTTTACTGGCATCTCAGCACTACAAGACTCTTTGCAAGAAAAAGTTACAGTTGCATCTGGTTTGTTTGGCCTGGGTATACCGCTCAAAGAAATAAACAGATTACTTGAAATGAACTTGAACATTAATGAGATACCTGGCGCGGAAACAGGATACACCCCGGGCGGGCTAATGCCGGCCGGCCAGTCCCTGGATGCTGGCTTTGACAGAATTATCCAGCTTGCTCAATTAGTCGCTGTTAAAGAGCTCTCTGTTCCAGCTGCGATGGCCCTGGGTAAACGCGCGATGCCGGACTTGGATCCGCAGGAACTTCTTGAAATATTCGAGAGCTCAGTTCAAGATAATACATCTGATGTAGCAAAAGCTCTGGGGTACTAATGGCTAAATATTTGCAGGGCAACACACCAAAGGCTGAGCTTGCTATTCAGATTCAGCAACAGAATCGCGTAGCAAACAGAGTTACTGGCGACTTCCAAAGCGAGATAATGTCGGTTTATAAAAAGTCAGCATCGGAGTTTAGTAAATCCGGTTCGGATTCTTTTTTGGGCGGGATAGTAGACGCGCACGGCAATGAGATGCGCGACACAGTGCAACGCGCTTGGGTATCAAGTGGAAACCTGGCAGCCGAAAGGCTTCTCGGTGCTGTAAAGTGTGCACATGGTCAAATGTACGAGATGAAGTCCGAGCATTCTGTTTTTCGTGAGATATTTCGGGCTTTTATTTTTGGTGAAGCATTGTCACGCGCTGTTGGATTGAGCCTAACAACTATATTTGCAATACGTCAAATAATACAGCTCGGGCAGAAGAACGGTGACTCAGTTGACAAGATGTCATCGAAAATGATAAAACAAGGCGAAATTAGTTCTAAATATCGTGCTATGATGATAGCAAGAACAGAGGTGCACACGGGCTATAACATCGGTCGACAAGCAGCCTCAGAAGCATCTGATTTGCAGTTATCTAAAGAATGGATATCTGCGAACGATGGCCGCGTGCGAGACTTTAACAATAACAGGTTCTCGCACAAAGCCGCT